TTAATAATAATAACATATCCTAATGTTATAATCAATGCTAATAAAACTGTAATTGTTATGTATAATCCTATCATATTAAACTACTTCATATCCTTGTAAAAAGAATTTATTTGAATTTTTGTATTTAACTTCAATCATCTCACCATCTGGTGATTTCATTACAACTAAATCATTTCTACCATAATTTTTACGAACAGTACGGGTAGTTGAATAAATTCTATCTTTAATAGTAATTCCATCTAAGTGGTCAATCTCATGCTGAACAATAACCGTCATCATTGTTTCTACTGAAACTCTATCATTTGCTTTATCTCCTTCTGTATTAATTTCAAATGTTAATTCTCCTAAATTATCAGTTTGTACAATAACTTTTGTAGAACGGATAGTTCTTAATGGAGCAGTTACTGTTTTTGGAATAGATAAACATCCTTCATAAAATAAAAACCCATCTTTACTACGTTCTTTAATAATTGGATTTAATAAAAACAATTCTCTACCATTTTCATCATCTCCAAATTTAATATAACAAGCTCTTTTTTTAATTCCCAATTGGGTTGCCGAAATACCTAAACCTGGATAAGTTTCTAATCCTTTTTTAAGTGTTTGTTCCAATTCATCTGCTTCTTCTTTTGTAAAAGTAGAATACAATGTGGGTGTTTTTAAGAATTCTGTAAATTCTTTGGATGTTAACCCGTTTGTTCCTTTGTCTGTAATTAATTTCATTTTATTTTATTATTTATACCGTATTTAACCCATTTATACCAAAATCTTTCATGAAAGAAGTATATTATAGGTTTTATTATTAATTCACCAATTCCTACAATTCCTGCCCATTTTATAGGTAATCCGGCTAAAATAGCCAATAAAACGGTTGTAAATGTACCTAAAATACGATAACTAACCGATTTTAGTATGTGTCTTTTATAATGTACCATTTCTTATAGAAGTTCCACTTATTTTACCTATTTCTTCCGGTGGTTCGTGATATATTACATCATATCCAACATATCTACCATAATTAACACTTTCAATATCAGGAATAATTGAAATATATAATCTACCCGTTGAAATATAACCTCTTAAAGTTTCAGTTAAATCCATCATTACCTGTTGTGCAGTTTTAGGATTATTTTCATCTCTATTAACATCTCTAATGGCAATCCATACATTTTTACCTTTTTGAAATTGTTGGTCTATCAACCATTGATGACCTTCATGCCAAGTTTGCCATCTTCCAATGAATAATGCGTACTTTTTCATAATTTAACTAATAAATGGTAATATTGCTAATTCTTTTGCTTTTGCTTCTACCATTATATCTACACTCATACGATGTGTATCTGGTAAAGCAGTAATATAATCGGAATGTGCTTGTGGTTTTATTTTAATATTTTCTTCATGCAATGCTTTTGATTCTGAATAGTGAACTACTGGTGTAATACCACTTTTTCTCCATGTAGAAATTGCAAGTAATAGAGCTTGTCTTTCCGATAAACCACCTGTACAAAATTGATGGTGATGGTAATCAAATACAATAGGAATACCAATTTTATGATGAATATACATTAAGTCTGAAACGGAGTACATACTTGCCTTATCATCATTCTCCACTGTCAATCGTTTCCTTACACTCTCAGAGAGTTTCTCAAAGTTAGCACAGAATCTATCCATTGCAGAGATTTTATCTCCGTAGACACCGTTACAATGAATATTTATTTTGTTGTATGGGGATAATTCTAAACCTAATAAGTCAAACAATTTACCATGCAACTCTAAATCTCTAATAGTGTTCTCTACTACCTTTGGATTGGGAGAAACTAACACATTAAACGGACCTGGATGGGATGTAAGTCTAACACCATTTTCTTTGGCATAATTACCACAACCTTTTAAGATGTTTGCGATTTTTGTGAAATCTGGCATATCCTCTACATTGTATTCTGATGCCCACGGCAACATATCCGATGAAATGCGGAATAGTTTGATACCATTCTTAACATTCCATTTGATAATCTCAAATAAATCACGAGAGTTTTGTAGTGCCAATTCAGAAGCATAAGAAATACCTTTTTGTGTAAAGGTTCTCTTAACCATACTACGATTGGTAGTGATTTTAGGAGTTTGTTCTCCTAACGTCATATTAATACATGCATATCCTATATTCATAAAACAAATATACAAAATTTATTTCACAAATCCAAGCTTTTAGTAGATTTTAACTAAATCATCGTTTTGACCTCTCTTATACTTCATCCAATAGTTGATAGCATTACGGTCATTAATCCATTTGTTCTTGTCTTCCCAATCAAAACCAGGTCTTGCGTAATATGGTAGTAAATTTCTGTTTCCAGATGCTCTATCGGCATGCCCCTCAGGTGTCCATTCATCTATTATACCATCTGAATCAGTATCGTACCCATCAATAACACCATCACCATCTAAATCAATAGGAATACGAGTATTTTCCACTATAACTTCAATTTCTTCCTCAATTGGTAAATTTTTTCCACTATCTCCGTAAACTTGGTAAGTTTTTTCCACTAATTCGGAATCTTGCCGAATTGGTTCATCTAATTTGACATTTTCTGTTAAATTTTCTTCCTCTTTTCGGTTTTTTACACCAACTAACCCATTGAATGCAATAATTAGGGCAACTGCAAGAGGGTCAAACACTATAACAATGATAAAAATGAAGAATTTTACAACATTTTTCAATTCTACACCAAATGCATCAGCAACAAACCTAAACCCACCTACCTCTTTTTCTAAATCTAAGTTAGAAATCTTAATTTGGTTGATTTTTTCAGTTTCTTCACTATTTTGGGTTTGTAAATTTGAAATTTTATCGTTAATTTTAGCAATTTGCTTATCTCTATTATCAATTGAACGAATTAGACGAGAGTTTACCTTACCACCATCTAATATTTTACCTTGATTTGAGTTAAATTCAGTAATTTGATTGGAAAGTTGTTCAATTTGAGTATTATTTTGGTCAATTATTGTTTGGTGAACGGCAATCTCCCTATCTACTTGTTGTAGTTGAAGTGATTGTGCTTGAAATGCATTAGATAAATAACCAAAAATACCCGCTGATGTGATTAACATAAGAATCACAACAGATATTGTTAAATATATCTTGTTGAAACCCTTTATGTCATCCCATACTTGTTTTAAATAAGTAGCAGTTACTAATTTGGCAAATTCTAAAGAACCCGCCATAACCATTACCGCCGTTGATGCTCCACTAAATAGAACACCCAAACCAGTTACAGAGAAATAAGCTGCACATCCTGCAACTAATACTGCTGATATACCTACTAAATATTTAAGCCAATTCATTTATTCTCGCTCAATGTTTATTAATTCTGCCATTCTATCAGAAACTTTTCTAATATCATGAACTAATTGAATAACATCTTTTGGGTCAAGTTTCATAGCACCAGATGCTGCTCCTTCTAAAACTCTTAACTTTCCATCCAATACTGTTAACAAGTTTTGGATTTGATTTTTGTACATCATACTCATAGTAATAAATATTTATTTATAAAAAAAGTAGGAACTATATGCTCCTACCTTCTAAATATACGAAAAATAACTTATATTACCTAATATTAATAGATAATTTTTTTGCCTTTCTTTCATCCTTCTTTTCAATGGTGATTGAAAGTACTCCATTATTGAATTGAGCTTCAGATTTTGTACCATCATAATCTTTACCTAATTTAAAGCTAAAATCAATATCTTTAATTAAATCAGACTCTCCTTCTATCTTAGTTGATTTAATTGTAATCTTATCTTCGGTTGCTTCCAATAAGATATTTTTTGGATTGTGTCCCAATACATTTACTGATAATTCAATATTACCACCTTCTAATTCTTTTGTAGCATAATTGGCAAATACGTTTTGTTTAGAGTCGTGAGAAAATAAATTATCCCAATCTGAAAATAAATCGTTTAAATTTGCTTTGTAGCTAGTTGTACTGTTAAATGTGCTCATAATAATAATTGTTTAAAGTTTAAATATAGTATTTCAATTTCTACACCAAAACAAAAAAGTATGACAAAATGTCATACTTTCTGTAAAAGTGTCATATAATTTTATTTTAATAAATCCTGTCTTTCTACAATGGTAGACATATAATCTGCCCAATGTAAAACATACTGAATTGTGTACTTTAGAGATTTAGATAAATCATACGTTTTATAATACTTTTCATTATCCTCATCAAATAAACCATCTGTAAGTTTAATTCCAAAATACTCTTTCTCATTATAAGTAATACCGTAATGATTTAAAGTATAAAAAGTTCTGTCAGTAATTGTCATAAATGTAATATTTTCATTACGTTTATAAAACTCACCTCTGTTCTTAATGTGCCAATCTGAATCATTAGCTACATAATGTAGTTCTCCTTTGATTCCTAATTTACCCAAATCATGATGTAATGCTGCAAATAATAACTCTTCATCTGTAAAATCAATCTTACCACCTGCTGATACAAATAAATCTTTTACTTTTAGAGAATTCTTACAAACATTAAAAATATGGTCAATATAACCACCATCGTATGCATTATGGAATCCTTTGTTACCTGATGCTGGTGATACTGTTAGATTCAATCCTAACTCATCTGGTGAGTACATTGCTAATAACTTTTCTAATCGTTCTCCTGTAAAGTACTTTTTAAGGATTTCAATGAATTTGTTGTAATTTCCTTCTAATTCTTGTTCTGTTTTTTCTTTCATGTTGCTTTAAAGTTTAAGTATAGTAAAAAAGATAAATCAAATATACGAAATATTTTTAACTTTTCCAAGCTATTTTAAATAAATTTCTTTTTTTGTTAAAATTTTGTAAAGTATTTCAACCTCTTCTTCAAATTCTAATTCAGGTAAATCATCATCAAATAATCTTAATGTGTATAGAGGTTTCCCATCATCATCTAAAAAAGCATCTGATTCAGAACTAAATAATGCAGGTATTCTTTCAATATCTGGCAATTCTTCTTCATCAATATCTACTAAAGGAATTACATAGTAATGGTACGAATCTAATCCGTCCTCTACTTCTAATCTATGAGACTTCCATTTTTGGAAGCTAGATTCTGTTATGGGTGTTTGTGGAACTATAATCATATACAAAGATACGAAAAGTTTTACAAATTAACAAATAATTATATTAAATTAACTCTTTTTATATTTATATGAGATTCATTAATAAATATTGTTAGTGATTTTCTAGTTCCTTTTATAATAGGAGTAACTTCATGTGGAATTTTTATACCAAATGTATAGGTATATCCAATTGTTTTTGGTATTAATTCTTTTGCATCGTTTCCATAAATATATACATCACCCCCTTCGTAATCAAATTCATTAGATAGTTGTATGCATATAGTCATATACCTTCTTATAATTGGATTGGGTAATTCATCCATATGTTTTATAAAAAAATCACCAACTTCATATTTCCTAAATACCGCATGGGGATACTGTACTAATGTAAAACCCAAATTTAATTCATTAATCCAATTAGCCAACTTTTCAAAAAACCAACTAATATCCGGATTCCAATTTAATTCACAACTTTGCATTTTACATCCAACATTATTCCATTTACCATCTATAAAAACAGGATATACTGTATCAGATGTAGTACTCATATATTTTAAAATAGATTCTACTTCATTGAATGTAAACAGATTGGTATGCGTTATATGATTCATATTAAATTATTTCTTTGTATCCAATATTTTTTACTAAATCAAAAACCGTCGTATTCCAATCTTCTATTTCAACTTTTATAGTATTATATTTTTGTAGCATAATACCACTTACTTTATTATAAAACCAGTTAGGAGCATATTTAGGTCTTTCTATTTGTTTAGTAACATATAAGTTATAACCAAAGCAAGTATTTGTATCAATTTCTTTAAACCAAACATATCCTATTGGTTTATTATTTAATTTTAATATGAATAGTTGATTACCGTTTTCAATTCTCCTTATACAATCATCTATGTTAAACATTTCATCCCATGCATATTCTGAATTGAAATAATCTATTAGAGATACCATATCTTCCATATAAGGAGTTATATCTAAAATTTGGTGTAATGATAACTCCTCTTTATTATACCATTTCTTATTCAATTCGTAATACTTCATTAGAATAAAGTTTTAGTATCTTTAATATTTGTAAAACCAATATTTCCAGCTACAACCAATCTATCTAATGTACTATTTGGAGCATGCATTGGTGAATGTGGTAAATCACCATTCATAATAATTAAATCATTTTCTTCTGGTAAAAAATTAAAAACTTCATCTTTTTTATTTTTCATCAATAGCATACCATCTAAATTTGATAAATTATTGGGCATTTGAATATAATATACAAACGTATATTCAGGAACAAAATCACCAATACGTTTCCTAAGTTCTGTATGTGTATGATAAATTGGGTTATTTGGTGAATTTAATTGAACAGGATTTTGTGCATTAATTTTATTTATCCAAATATTATTATGTATATGGGTGTAATCTTTACCTTTTAATTGGAATAACATTTCACATTTATGTGCTGCAAATTTTATAATATCTTGAAAATATGTTACATATAAATCTGGAATACTATAAGCATCTTTTTTCATTTCCAACGATAATTGTCTAATACCATTTATAAATAATTTTATATTACCTATATTTATATTTGAATCACCGTTATCAGTTTTATCATCAGAAAGTTTTGTTATTATATTATTTTCAATAACATTTATTAATGTAGTTTTATCATATACTGGATTATATTTTGTTTTATAACAAATTATACTATCATTAAATATTATTGGTTTCATTAAAATAGTGTTTTATTAGATTTGTGTTTTGAAAGTTTAAAAGCAATAGTAATTCTTAAATCATTAAATTCCAATAATGGAGAAGTACCTTTGTGTGGTATATTAGCTTTAAAAAATATACCACTATTAAATATTGGAGATGCAATATCAGTAATGTTATCATTTTCATCTCTGAAATAAGTTCCACCGATTAATTTCTCATCACCTTCATTGAAATAATAAATAAATGTCCAATCATTATCGTTATCAGAATCAGTATGCCATTCACCATCTTGTCCAAAAGAATGTCCGTTTGCATAAATTCTATGTACTTCAAGATTTTCATTGGTTAGTTTTTTTATTTTTTGCATAAATAAATCATTAAAAAAACATTGGTCTTGTAATTTTTTAATTTTCCAAAATTTTTTATTTGAATCAGGAGTGCTTTTATGCCCATACTCCCAATAAGAATTATCTATAATATTTTTACATATAGAGTATTCTTCTTTTGATAGTATATTGAAATATTGATTATACATATGATTTAGAATAACTTATTTTTTTCTGTAGTTTTTACTTTATAAAATGTAACCAATGAATATCTGTATCCGGATGTTGTTGGTAATATTCTATGTTTTATTTTTGAATTTAAAATTATAGTTAAATTTACTTCTGGTTTTATTTTAAATAATTTATCATTTAATATATACTCAAATTCGCCTCCTGTAAAATCATCATTTAGATACGTTATGACTGTCCTATCACATTCATCCATATGAAATATATCTGAATTATTTGTATCTACCGTAGAGAAATTTATAGTAATATTATTAATATCAAATATAGCAGAATTTATATGTTGTGATAATTTGGAATAATAATTTAACAAATAAGATTTATGTTCATCTGGTGTTATTATTTTTTTATAGTACCAAAAGTTTTTCTTATTTGGGACCATAGGAAAATCATTAATATTATTAGTTAAATTTTTATTTAAAAAATCAAATTCAACTTTTTCTAATAACCCATTTACAATTTCTATCATATAATTTTCATTCTAGTTCTATCAAATCTTTTTTCAAAATTAGCATACAACCAATTTTTAAATTCTGCGTTATTTACTATTTTTGTTTCGTGTATATTTAAAGTAGAATTTAGTTTGGGTATTTCAATTTCAACATTAAACTTATTTTTAATAAAATCTTTACACTCATCTAAATTATTTGTATTAAATTCGTATGTACATTTTTCACCGTCTGTCCAATATAACTGAGGTAGTAAAGTACATAAACTTTCATATGTAAGAAAATCCGTTGTATGAAAATCTATTTTATTATTAACGAATTTACTATATACATTATGCCAACGAATTGGTTGTTCGTATGAATGACATAATATATTATTTATAGTATCTACATCAAACAAATTATATAAAAAATCGTTTGTAATTTCATTATAATTTATTATGGGAGTATGTTTATTTGCAATTTCCATTTTAGACCATAAAAATGCAATAGAACTTATAAATCTTTCACTAAAATCTCTTTTTATACAAAAAGTTTCTTTATTTCCAAATTCATTAATTAATTTTTTCATTTTTAGATGTAAATGAGGTACTCTATCCATACCTTTTAAATTCCAATAATTTAATATTTTATAAAAATCATTGCATCTTTTTATATCTAAATCGGAATTTATTAAAGAATGTTCAATTGAAAAACTCGCATTCTTTGGAATACTTACCCAAATTAATTCATTATTTAATAACAACCCCATTTATAAAATAGTTTTATTTATTTTTTGAGTATCTTTATATAAATTAGAATTTTCTACATCTATCCATTTATGTA